ATGATGAGTTATGAATTATTGGCAGAATTAAAAAATAATTTAAATAAATAAAAAAATGAGTACAAATTATAGGGCATATAGAATAGATTTTATATCATCCGGCAGTACAGAAATAGTAATGAATCAAAATGGTACTCCAATCACCGGATATTCCGGCTCCGTTGCGGTAACAACTTATCCTCCACAAAATTCAACCGGTTCAACTGGTCAAACATTGGATAGAGTATGGGGAATTATGAAAGGTGAAACCAATTGTAGTGGTAGTTTAACATTAGAAGGTGGTGGAAATTTGAGTTTATCTTCTTTGGATAATCACCAAATATTTCCTTGCTATCCAAAATTATTAACGGTTTCTGCTGGAACGGTAATACTTTTATCATAAACTAATTAGAAATGCCAGCAGTATCTAAAGCACAACAAAAATTTATGGGTATGGTTCATGCAGCTCAAAAGGGTGATATGGAAAACCCATCTCCCGAAGTAAAAAAAGCTGCTGATTCAATGTCTGACAAAGATGCTAAAGATTTCGCATCAACTTCTCACAAAGGCCTTCCTGATAAAAAAGAAGAACAAATTAATCAACTTAAAGAAAAAATTCGTAAGATGGTTAGAGAGAAGATGGTTGATGAGATGAATACTACTGGCAATGTACAAGGATATAATACACCGGGAGCATTTGGTAAACCTGAAAACGAAAAAAAGAAAGGTAAAAAGCAAGCAGACTTAACCGGATATAGTGTTGTTAATGAAAATCGTTGGTTAGATTTGAAAAACGAAGAATCAACTGCACAGGCTAAAATTGGTAGAGGTATTTCTAATATTAACAAACAATTGAAAGAAATGGAAAGATTTCTTAATTGGTATGGTAAGATTAAGAATGAGAGTGGTGTGAATAATAAAAGTTATTGGAAAAGGACAAATAGTCATATTTATACTATAAAAGAAAGACTAATAAAATTAGACCAAAAAATCAGACAAATTTCAGAATAATGAAGCATAACGAATTAAAAGAACTTATTAGACAAGTAGTAAAAGAAGAAAGTGATTATCAACAAATGTTTAAACATATGTTGGATAAAACCGGTAAGTCTTTGACTGATATGAGTGATAATGAAAAGAAAGCATTTTTTAATGCCGTAGATAAAGCTGCAAAAGCAAAAACCGAAGGTAAATTAAAAGGATATAATGAAAACTTACCTGGAAATCAGGAGAAGTTAGACACCGATAAGGATGGTGAAATTGAGGCTAGTGATTTAGCAGCATTAAGAGGTAAAAACGAATCGGTTCAAAAAAAAAAGTAAATGAAAATCTTGCAATTGGAATATTAACCACATTGGGTAGTATTATAATTGGTAAGATTGTTTTTTATTATATGACGGATTTGGCTGAGAAGGGAATTAAATACTTTCAAGGTAAACCAAATTATAAAAAAGAGGTTAAACAAATATTAGATTCGATATCAAATAATAAAAAAACGGTATCTGATATTTCCGATTTGATTGACCCGAAAAAAGGAATAGATAGTGGAACAGCCGATAGAATTGTAAATTTACCATATGTTAAAACTCAAATTATAAAAATGAGTGATAAATCAAATGGTGAGTTTGGTGAAACTGAAATTGAAAATGAATTAAAGACTATTTTAATAAAGTCTTGGAATGACACATCGATAACAGCTAAAGCGGTTGAAAAAGTAAAAAACGATTTGAAATAACATGAATAAAGGATTACTAATAGAGACTCACTTATTTGAGGCAAAGCTTGTAAAAGAAGAAAACGGAACTTATTTAGTTAAAGGTATTCTTCAAAGAGCAGGTGCTGCAAATCAAAATGGCAGAAGATATCCAAAAGAAATCTTAATGAGGGAGTGTAAAAAATACGAACAACTTATTAAAGAAAGACGAGCATTGGGTGAATTAGACCATCCAGATTCTCCGGTAATCAATTTGAAAAATGTTTCTCATAATATTAGAGAAATTGGTTGGGATGGTGATGATGTTGTTGGAGTAGTAGAAATACTTTCAACTCCATCCGGTAACATCTTAAAAGAATTATTGAAGAATAATATTCGTTTGGGTATTTCATCAAGAGGATTAGGTTCAGTAAAAGAGTTGAATGATGGGACTGTAATGGTTCAGGAAGACTTTGAATTAGTTGGATGGGACTTTGTATCAAACCCGTCAACACATGGTGCATTTATGGCTCCTATGAACGAAAGTAAACAATGGGCAAAAGTAGCAGAGGAATGTGGTAAGTGGTGTAAGTCACAAGATTTAATGAGAGAAATTATAATAGAATTAAACTAATATAGATATGGTTAATGAAATGAGTTGGCATCAGTTTTCTACTTTGCCAGGAATGAATAAAGTCCCACAACATGAAGTTGAAAGACAATATAGAATATATCTAAATGAAATTGCAGAACAAAGAATTGCAATACATTTGATGCAAGAGCAAAGAGCTTTGTCACAAGCAGAAGCTATGGCAGTTGCAGCATCAAATGGTGGTGGTGGTGGATATCTTCAACAAGAAGAAAGTGAACTACCTTCAAGTTGTATTCAATTCGTAAACAACACAACCGATGGAACTGAATGTAGATTTTGGATTAATACATCCGCACCAACTAACTACACAATAACATGGGGTGATGGTGAAACTGAAACGGGTGAGGTAGATGGTGTAAATCAACTTGAAATAAATCATACTTACGCAGATTCTGATACGGAATATACTGTTAGATTATGTTTTGATGATATAAGTGTGGTAACTCAATTAGAATTTAACGGAGACGATTAAAAAATAAAATATTATGGGAGCAACAATAACTTCATTTACAGGTCTTCAAAACCTAACAAATATACAACAATTTAGAGCAGATTACAATAGTTTAACATCTATTGATTTATCTGGATTATCATCACTTACCACTGTGGATTTAAGTGATAACGATGTACCAGGAAGTAGTACTAATTCCCCAGTATCCGTTAATTTAAGTGGATGTACATCATTAGAAACACTTTATTTAGATGATAACGACCTTTCAGCAGGATTTCCTGATTTATCAGATTGTACTTCTTTAACATATATAGATTTTGACCAATGTGATTTAGTAGGTTCAGTAGATATATCCAATTTCTCCACATTAGAAGGTTTTGATTTTAGTGGTAATACCGGATTAACCGAATTAATTATATCTTCAAGTCAAACATCATTGTGTTTTGATGGAAGAGAATTATTGGTAAATGATTGTAATTTAGCTCAAACCGCAGTAGACAATATTCTTTTAGAATTAGCTAGTGGTAGTGTTTCAAACGGATATATAAAAATTGATAATATTAATGGTGCTGGAACTAATGCAACACCTGGTGCAGCAGGAAGAGCCGCACTTGATATTCTTAATTCCAGAGGTTGGAATTTTGATGTTGCAAATGGTAATCATACCGAATTAACATTGGCAATTGAATTAGATGAAGTTAATATATGTGCTAGTTCAAATGTAAGTACATTCTACATTGCATCGGGTTCAAATCTACAAGTTGGTAATAAACTATATCAAAATTCAGATGCATGGGACCCGGCAGTAAATGGTTTCTACGCTACAGGTTCTGTTTATTATCAAGTAAGTGGTAGTGGTACAATCATAGCAAGTGGTAGTTGTGTATAAAAAATAAAATAAAATGGCAAAGTTAGTAAATTTGATACCTGGTAAAGAAATAAAAAAAGAATCCATAGAGGATATGGATACCACTATACCGGCCAAAGTTGAAAGATTTTTAGATAGGGCATTACAAGTTATTAAATCGTATAACTTATCCAGAAAAAAAGAACAATTGGTGATTGCAAAATTGGTAGATGCATTGGGTATGACACCACAAGAATTGTCAATAGCAGTTCAAAAATTAAAAAAGAATAAAATCGTAAAGAGATAGTATATGTTAAAGTTAAAAGATTTATTAAAAGAAACCGAAGAGTTTCAACAATTACCAACAGAACTAAAAAAACATTTTTTAGAAATTATTTCAACTTATAACCAACATAGAGAAGGAATGAGTAGAAAATCCGATATTATGCAAATCGCAGAAACATTGGGTGGTATTGCAGACGCTGCACAAGAATATACTTTGAGAGAAGGTGGTGACTGGTTTGATAGAGTGACTATTAAGAGAAATATGAGTGAGTTAAAGAAATTGCAAACTTCATTTGAAAAAGAAGCAGTTGAAGCTCAATCTCAACAACAAAGATTGGAAGCACTTTATGAAGATATGGGTCATGTATTACAAAGATATTTTGAAATAGCAGATTTATCGGAAGAAGTGATGAAACAAAGATTAGGATTACAAGAATGTAAAACTTGCAATGGCAAATAAACAACAATTAAACGAATTTTCTCTAATAACCATTTTGGGCGGCATAGCATTATTTGCCTTCTTTAGCTTGTTATTTGGTAAAATTGCAGATAATGTTGATGCATACTATCATGGTAGAAGTGTTGAAATACAAAGAGCTCTTAAAAAGATATTAAAATCATTATATAAGAATAATACATTTTTGGCAAGAATAGATGACGACGCAGCAACAATGGGAGTTGGTGGTGGATTGATATCTGCAATAATGGGATATCCTGAATTAAAAAGTGAATTAAATTCTTATAAAAATGATAAGGATATTAATTTTGAAGAACTTAAAAAGGAATTAACTAATGTTCTTACAAAAGGAATATACGAAGAGGCCGAAGATAGAGGACTTTTGGTTAAAATAGAAAAACAAATCAAAAATACAAAATGGAGCAATTAGCATCATTATTATTACATAGTAGAACACAGGCTCATTCATTTCATGTTGGAGTTAGAGGTATTGGTGCATTATCTGCACACCAAGCTTTACAACATTACTATGATACTATCGGTGGCATAGTAGATGGATTAGTTGAAGCATATCAGGGACAATATGGTTTAATCAAATTACAGGCAGTAAGTGGATTAGATACAAACAATGATATCAAAAATGTAGTTGCATATTTTGATAAGTTAATTGCAGCAGTTGCAAAATTGAGACAAGACGAAAAATTACAAATGAGTTGGTTGCAAAACGATATAGATACGGTTGTAACTTTATTATACTCTACAAAATATAAATTGGTTAATTTACAATAAGGATGTTAATAGTTAGTGTTAAGGGTGGAAACATAGAGTGGGCATTAAAGGACTATAAAAAGAAAGTTCAGTCCACAAAACAAATAGAAGAATTAAGAGATAGAAAGAATTTTACTAAACCTTCCAAAAGAAAAAGGTTACAAAGGGAAGAAACTATAAGAAAAAATAAACTATTTTAGTATATTTCTTTAGTTTTCTAAAAATTTTATATATTTATTTTCAAATATCTCATTTTTTATTATGAGATTACAAGACATCGTTGATTAATGAATACCCTTCTCTATAAGGTGTGACCGAACAATCAACATAATTACATTGGAGTTCCCTACAAGAATAACTTCACAACAAAATTTAAGGAGAAACAAGATGGCAAATTCAAAATTATTGAAAGAAGCAATCGCTGATGCCAAAGCCGTAAAAGAAACAGCTTTAGCAAACGCAAAACTTGCACTTGAAGAAGCATTTACTCCAAGACTTCAATCTATCTTATCTCAAAAGATGAGAGCAGAAGCTGAAGCAGAGGATATGGATGCTGAAAAAGTGGATGAAGAATTAAGTTCAACAGGTATCGGGTCTAAGGTAGACGCTGGATATGCTGAGACTCCTGGTGCACAACCATCTTACGATGCAATGACTGATTTATCAGTTGGTGTAAAGAAAGATAGTGGTAAACCAGAACAAGCTGGTACTGACTATAAGAAAGTAGCAGACATTTCTGAAGAAGAAAATCCGTTCGGTGATGACCAAATGGCTGGTGACGATGAAAAACAAAATGAAATCGCACAATTGAAAGCTAGATTGGCAGAATTAGAAGGAGAAGATTCGGAAGAAGAAAATCCTTTTGCACAAGATGCAATGGGTGGTGAAGATGAAATGGGCATGGATGACATGGGCATGGATTCTGATATGGGTGATGGTCAAATGGATATGGGTTCTGATGACGAAGAGTCAGAAGAAGATATGGACTTAGAGGCTATCATCAGAGAATTAGAAGCACAATTAGAAGGTGACGATTCGCAAGAAGAAGAAGAACCAATGTACGAAGAAGAAGAAATGGATGACGAAGAAGCTAAAAATGAAAATTTGGCAGACGGTTCTGAAGCTGGTACGGACAAAGGTGAAACACCAAAAGTTGTTGTAACTAACGAAGAAGAAGAAAAGAAAGATGACGATGTTATCGATTTAGAAGAAATTCTTCGTGAAATGGAAGATGATATGAAAAAAGACAAAGTTGACGAAGCTGAAGAAGAAGATTCTAAAGAAGAACTTAAAGAAGCTTACAAGACTATCAAATCTCTTCAAAAAACTATTAACGAAGTTAACTTATTAAACGCTAAGTTATTATTCGCTAATAAATTATTCAGAGCACACAACATGACTAACGAACAAAAAGTGAAAGTGATTGAAACTTTGGATAGAACAAACTCAGTAAGAGAAGTTAAATTGGTTTACTCTACATTAGCAGAGAACTTCAAATATACTTCAATTACAAAAACTGCTAAAAAATCAATCACAGAAGGTATTGCAAGCAAAGTGACTAAGTCTACTAAACCTGCACAAGCTGCTAAGCAAGTAATTGCTGAATCAACTGACTTCGCTGATAGATTCAAAAAATTAGCTGGTATTATTAAATAAAAACAAACAAATAAATTCATTAAAAAATGGACTTAAAAAAAATTATGACTGGTGCTAACCCACAGTCAATTATGCTTGAGCAAACTAGAGGTTTGAAAGCAAAATGGGAAAAAACAGGTTTGTTAGAGAACGCAGGTTCTGAAACAAACAAGCATGGTATGGCAGTAATGTTAGAAAACCAAGCAAAACAATTATTAGACGAAGCTACAAGAACAGGTACATCTGCAGGTTCTGAAGAGTGGGCTGGTGTGGCATTACCATTGGTAAGAAGAGTATTCGGAAGTATCGCTTCAAAAGAATTCGTTTCTGTACAACCAATGAACTTACCATCAGGTCTTATTTTCTACATGGACTTCAAATATGGTACTGACCAACCAGGTAATCCTGAATTTAATGGTAAATCATTATTTGGTAAAGGTGGTTCTTTCGGTAAAGATTCTTTATCTCCATTAGGAAATAAATTGGGTTCTACTCAATTCGCTGAAGAAGGTCTTTACGGAGCAGGTCGTTTCGGATACACAATCAATGATAAAAGTGCCGCAGTTGCTGCAACTATCACTAGTGCATCTGCTGATTTATCAGTTCTTAATTTCGATTTGAAGAGTGCAGCATTCTCTGCATCAGTTGCAAATGGTGAAGTTAAAGTATTAACATTAAACTTACCAACTACTTCTGATTGGAATGGTGTTAGAGCTTTTGAATTAGCTCAATCTGGTTCTGGATTTG